TTACTTCGTTGGCTCCACGATCTCTCCGACACGACGATAGACGGTCTCGGTGATGCGCTTGTCGGTGTGTCCAAGCAGCCTGGATGCCCGGCCGAGGTCAGCAATTTCAGAGGCTGCCTTCGGGCGGATGTCTCGGAACTGAAACTGACGAATCGCGGTGGCCAGGGTCTCGTCGAGTTCCTCCAGCGCCGCGCCGGCGGCGGCCGACCGTGCTTCGTCAAAGCGAATGCGCAGCATGGAGGATGTCATCCGGCGCCCATCGGGTGTTGTGATCAGATACGGGCCAGCTACGCCGCGCTGCCGCCGCTGCTCGCACAGCCGCGCAACGAGTTCTCCAAGCGCTGTCGGGCTGCCGTCGACATCGAGCATGATGCGCAACTTCTTCGACGTCTTGCCCTGGGCGATCTGCAAGTGCCCGTCCTGAATGTCCGCCTCCCGAATGATCAGCACGTCGCTCGGCCGCTGAGCGGTGAGATAGGCAAGGTCCATTGCGTCGCGGAGTTCCGGTGGCGCCGCGCCGTATACCGCGTTCCAGACCTCGGCCCTGGCGTAGAAGTCGCGCGGCGTCTCGCGGTTCTTGCGAACCCCCTTCACCGGGTTTTCAGCCGTGACGATCCCCCACTCCCTGGCGATGTTGAAGATGTGGGAGAAGAGGGATAGCTCCCTGTTCGCCCGAACCTTCGCGGACCGCTTGTCCCGGTACTGTGCCAGCACTTGGGGGGTGAGCGACTCGACCGGCGCTTCCGAAAACGCCTTTCGCAGTTGCGTCAGCGAGAGGAGGTTGTCCTTTTGGGTGCGCGGCGCTTTCCCGGGGATGATCTCTTTTTCGTACCGGTCGAACACGTCGCCCCATTTGCGCAGGGTCTTCGGAGCCGGACTGGCATCCAGCCGCGCCCACTCGAGCTTTGCCAGGTCCAGGTCGGTGCCGAGCGGGATTTCCTTCCTCTTTCCGTCCTCGCCGCGGCCGTCGTAGTAGTAGCCAACCCACAACCTACCTCCTTTCAGCTTCCTGGTCCGGCGAATCATCCGGGGCGGGAGGTCCCTGTTCTTCGGCTGCTTCGGCCGCATTTCAACTCACCTTCGACAGATCCAGCGTCCACGGTTCCTGTACAGCGACCGTTCCGTTCGGCTTCACTCCGGCCAGCCGCAGGCGGGCATAGATCCGCCCGACGACAGGTCGCTGCGCAGCATTCAATTCGTACTTCCAGCCATGAGATGCCAGCCACTCGACCTGTTTTTTCGATGACTTGGCGCCGATCATGGCCTCCAACTCCTCCTTCGAGAGGAACTCAGATGGGGTTTTCATGGGTAGGTACCTATCCCAGCTCTCCGGCCGGGCTGTTCCGCGACCCTTTCCGTTGGGCCGCGGGCATGGATGATTTCAGGTAGGATGCACCGGCTCACCGGTGACGGGACCAGCCTTGGCGGGCATGTGCCCCTGATCCGGTGGGCTTTCGCTGGGCGAAGGTCTGGCCGGGAACGCCGTTCCCGGCAGGATGCCCAGGGCGTCGGTGGCGCGTTGGACGATGTTGAGCGCCACTTGCAGCGCCGCCGCGTCGTCTTGCATGCGCATGAGCGCGGTCATCTTGGGCCGGTGCTCGGCACACACTCTGTCGCGAAGCTGACCGGCGGCGCGGCGAACAGCGTCCGCCGTGCCGTGGTGCTGGAGCACCAGCGCCATGACCAATACCACGTCGACGCTGTGCATCTGCATCGTTGTGGTCCGCAGGAGCCAGCGGGGAAGGGCGATGCCTGGTTTCTGCTTCATCCGAAGCACCCCGTCTGCCAGGCCGCCAGCGTGCGAACGATCGGGAATATCTCCACCAGCCCCACCACGGCCAGGCCGAGGGCTGCGATGATGCCGAGGGCGGTCAGTGCTCTACGCATCACTTGGCCCTCCCTGACTCGCCGCTACCCGGTCAAGGCGCTCGATCTCGGCCAGGATCAAAGCGCCGGCCTTGACTAGCATCGTTCGACCGTCAGCCCACTTGAACCCAGTCATCCACGGCCAAGATTCCGGCTTCTTGCACGGCAGCCCGCCGCTGAGTGCATGCCACGAAACCTCGATGTAGGCGCGCGCCGCTTTCGATAGTTCGTAATTGATGTAATGGCTGTCACGAAATCCGTGGTAGCCCTCGACCTCGACTTGCCGGCGGCGCTCGGCCTGTACATCGAGCCATGCGCGAGGCACGCTGTGCTGAGCCTGGGCTACAGGGGCGGCACAGGAATCCAGCAGTCGCTGCACAAAAAGGTCAAACTCTTCGGCACTGAATAGGTAGCCGTCTCCGTCATCTGCCGGCTGCCCTTCCTCAAACGCCATTTGGTGAATTTCGTCAGGCCCAGGCACGTCCACCAGGTCCTGCTTCTCCAGCTCCGCCAGCTTGGACTCAAGCGAGGCGACCCTGGCCATAGCGGCGTCGCGCTCTTGCTCTGCCGTAGCGCAGGCCGTTGCTATTTCGTGCAGACGGGCGTTGGCAGCGTCGCGCTCGTTGATGCACGCGGTGAAAGCGCGGTCCATCTGCTGGCGTTCGAACCGTAGCGCCCCGACGATGCGCTCATGCTGGGCGACGGTCATGACTGGATCATCGCTTGGCCCAGCGCGCAAGATGCTCAGAGTTCCATTCCCTTTTGCCAGCAGATAGCCAACCGCCTCCGGCCGCTCCGCCTCTGCCTCTGCATGCTCGGCCTGGGCCGTGGACAGCAGCTCCGGCAGGTTGTCGCTCAGCACCTTCGAGAACTCCGTGCCAAGCGGTTCGAAGCACTGTTCGCGAAACGCCTGGAGCCGCTCGATGCGCTCCGCCTCTTGCTCCGGAGTGGACTCGAACTCGTACAGCCGCTGGGCGGCTTCGACTACCAGCCGCGACGACACGCCAGCGCTGAAGCGGACGCCACCGACCTTGGCTGGCTGTTCCAGCTTGGGCCAATGGTTGAATGCTCGACGGGCGAGGGCAATGTCGCATACCGCAGCTGGAACAGGCTGGCCGTCCTCGCCCTCGAGTTCGTTGGCCAGCCACTCTTCGAAGCTGGCTTCCGATCGAGCCGGCGCCTGGTCCTTGATCAGGGCCAGCAGGCTCTCGGCGGAAGAGTGAACCTCGTCGAGATCCGTCGACCAGCGGTGTGGGGTGTTGTCGTGGATGTTGTCCAGGGCTTCGACGATGCCGCGCAGGCGGGTGGCGCACTGCTCGATCAGTTGGTGTTGGGTAGAGGACATTGCGGTGTCTCCGGTTGCTCCGGCGCCGGCGGCCGGCAGCGGAAGCATTTGCACAGGCCTATCCGTTGGCCCGTGGTGCGGCAGATGGTGGGGCGGTTCATTGCGGTGCTCAGGTAAGTTCGAACGGCGGTTGCTGGTGAATCGGGGTTGGATGGCTGGTGCGCGGAACCTTGACGCCGTGATCGGCGAGGAAGCGCTGGGCGAGTTGGCGCAGTTGGTTCTCGCCAAGGTCGCGGCGTTCTACCAGGTGCTCGCCTGGGTTGCGCACGCCCTCGATCTGCTCGAGCTTGACCCCCAGAACGTCGGAGACGATCGGGTCGCTGCCCTCGTTGGAGATCAGGAAGAACGCTTGCACAGGCTCGCGTTGGCCGTCGCGGTGTATCCGGCCGATGCATTGCTCATGCACGCCCGGCGACCAGTCGAGTTCGCCGAACACCACCGTGCTGCAGGCGTGTTGTAGGCCATCGATGCCGGCGCCGGCGCGTAGGCTGATCAGCATCAGGCGGCTGTCGCCGGCGACAAATGCGTCCTTCGCGGCCTGTTTTTCCTTCGGTGACTCGGTGCCGGTGTACATGACGGGGTTGTAGTCGGCCAACTTCTCCCTCCAGATGCTGTAGACCTCACGGTGCCAGCCGAACAGGAGCACCTGCTGTCCGCTTTCCAGTAGCAGGCGGACGAACTCCGCGACGTATGGCGCCTTCGCGACGCCAGTGGCTTGGCGCACCAACTGGTCGAACTCGCCGGCCGCACGCATCTTCTCGCCGCGGTAGGCCTCGTTGTGAGCCAGGATGGTCTTGGCCAGTGCTACCGCGTCGCCGGTGATCCGCTCCAGGGCCGCGCCGTCCGACTCGATCTCGTGCGGGATCTTCGAGAGCGCCGGAAGTTCTCGGCCGACCTCGGCCCGGGTGCGCCGGAGCATGATTCCCTCCCGACGCAGGTAGGTGCCGAACTGCTCGGCGTCCTTCAGGCGTGGTTTTTCTCCAACGCTGCCGCCCACGCACCACTCGCGCAGGAACTCGTCGTAGCTGCCCAGGCAGTCCGGGATCAGTGGGTTGACGACGTGGTAGAACTCGGAGCCGTAGTTGTAGATGGGCGTCGCGGTCAGGCCCATCCGCAGGCGTGCTTGCCCGGCCAAGTACTCGCAGGCCTGGTAGATATTGCTGCTTGGGTTCCTGAGCTGCTGGCATTCCTCGAAGACCACGTACTGCACGATCTCGCCCAGGACATCGGCCCAGCCCCTGAGCTTGTGATAGCTGACAAGGATCACGTCGGGCAGCGTGTCCCAGAGGTCCGGGATGCGCTGGCGTGGCTGGCGGACCAGCGGGTAGGGTTGTCCCTTGCGGATGTGATGCACGCGCAGGTTCGGAGCGAACTCGGCGAGCTTTTCCGGCCAGTGGTTCGGGAGGGCGGCAGGGTAGACAACGACCGCCGGCAGGTTGCCGGGTTCCGCCATCGGGCATATCCCAGTGATGGTCTTGCCCAAGCCCAAGTCGTCCGCCAGCAGCAGGCCGCCGCGGATCGTGACCTGGGCGCCCGCGAAGCGCTGGTACTCGCGCGGCGGCTTGGCCAGCTTGAATGCCGGCAGCGGCATCCGCCCAGCGACCAGTTCGGCCAGGTTCTGCTCCATCTGATGGTGCTGCTGCGCCAACTGCTTGAGCGATTCCTGTGCGTCCGCGTCGATCTCCATTGGGTAGCGCTGTAGGAACCACAGCAGTTCCCGGCTGTTTTCGGGGCTGCCGAGCAGGTCGATATGCTCACCCGGAGCCTGCGGCACACGCGGAAATACCCGCTTCAACCTGGCGCGCACCTGTGGTTCGCATGTGATCCGCCAGTACCGGCCGTTGTAGACGATCCGGCCGTAGGTGGTTGATGTCATAGCGTTTGCCTTCTCAGCCTGACAATGTGGAAGGGCTTGCCCGCCAACTCCGGCCGTTTGGCCATGGCGGTATCGGCCCAGCGTTGAGTGCTGGCGAGCAGCACAGCGTGGACCTGCGGAAGGGCCAGGTAGCGCTGGCACTGCCGGAGTGCGGCGGCGAGGGAGCCGTCTACTTTCACCTCGATGACGATCCCCTCCAGCCAGAAGTCCGCGCGGTTACGTGCGTCGAGCGCCACCTCGCGCTCATGCTCGAAGCCGGCGCCGGTCAGGACGGTGGAGAGAGCCTGGTGAAGCTGTACCTCGCTGCCGTATCGGTAGTGGTACCCGCCCAGCAGGGACGCCAGGCGGGACAGGTGCATGTGGTACTCGGCGCTCATCGTGCATTCTCCGCTGGACCGGTGATGTGCTCCGCGTGCAGAGCGCGCATTCCGAGGTTGGTGGCCACGGTGAACTCCAGCCTGGCGCCCTTCGAGTCCATCCAGCCCGGCAGCAGGACGATTGCCTGGCAGGTGAGCAGCTTCTGCAGGTCGAGCCGCAGGTAGTCGGCCCACTCGAAGCCCGGAATCTCGCCGTGCTCGGCGGGGTTCTCGACCTGGTACCCGAGGCTGCGCAGGCGCGCGGCTTCGGCGTGGAAGGCGGGGAAGTTGTGTTCCGGCAGGCCGGTCATAGGCCCGGCGAGGTAGATGCGCTGGATCACGGCAGCAGCCCCTCCCCAATCTGGCGGGCATGCTTGAGGCTGCCGGCCCTGATGCGCGTCCAGTTCTTTCCCCAGTCCTCCGTCAGGCCGCCCTGGTCGCGGAAGAAGGGACCGTGCTTCACGAACACGGCGCCGCCGGCGTTGCGCATGACGAAGTAGGTGTTGTCGTCGATCGGGTCGTCCGCGCGGTCGTGCTCGATCGCCTTGTCGGCCGGCGCCGTGCGCCAGTCCGGCCAGGACCGCGACTCGTTCTTCGTCTGCTTGGCGTCCAGGGCGGCGAAGCGGCTGGCGTCGAGCACGAACGGCAGGAACGGCGAGTCGGCGAGCGGGGAGCCTTTGCCGCTGGGCAGCGCGACGCCGCAGACCTGCACCTCGCCGGATTCGTCCAGCCACTCGACACGGGCCTCGCCCTTCTTGGCGCCCTCGGTGATCAGTTGGCCGATATGCTGCTTCTGCGCAACGCGGCCGGGCTTGCCGGTGAAGGCGTGGCTGATGGCGTCGAGCAGCGAACTCTTGCCGGCGCCGTTGTGGCCGGCCACAAGGAGCACCGGCGCAGAAACATCAAGGGCCGCATGACGCAGCCCCTGGAAGTTGGTGATTTCGAGTTTCGTGATGCGCATGGCTCACTCCAGGTCGAGGGCGATATCCCCCGGCTTCTTGACGACGCGGTAAGTGTTCAACTCGCGGGATTCCTCGTTCTCCTGCTCGAGCACGATGACGCCCTGGTCCAGCAGCTGGAGAACGACGCGCTCGGCTTCCTCGGTGGTGAGGGCGAAGCGCGATTGCAGCCAGGCCGCGTCGAACACGTCCTTCTTGGTGGCGACGCCGATGGCGATCTCGCCCAGGGTGTGGCCGGCGAAGCGCTCGACGGTGAGTTGCGGCAGTTCTTGGAACTCGGCATCGACGACGTCGCTGTCGTCTGCTGGTTGCATACCGCCCCAGGCGCCGGGGTCTTCCATGTCATGGTCGCCGCCATTCAGGTCCAGCGGGTTCTGGTCCGGATCAGCCTTCACGTCCTTCATGCCGTCGAGGAACTCAGCGGCGCCGCCGATGATCAGCAGGCAGTCCTCGTTCACCGCGTCCAGAAGGTCGTGCTTGTTCGGGCTGGAGTGATTCACCACGATGACGGCCTTCATCTTGTCCTTGGCCGCGATGGATTCGAGCTTGCCGTAGACGGTCTCGCGCTCGGCACCGGCAATCGTGTGCACCGCGATGGTGGCGGCGTTGCGCACCTGCTGTTCCAGGCGCTCGATCACATCGGTCTGCTTGGCTTCGGACAGCTTCTGCCACACGTCCGGCAGGATGCGGATTTCCTGGATCAGGCCCTGCAGCAGGCTCTTGCCGAGCGTGTCGGCGGTCATGTGGAGGAAAGCGGCGTTGTTCTGGCTCATGGGCGGGTTCCTACTGGTTGGCGATGCGTTCGAGGGTGGTGTGCTGGGACTCGCTGAGGAACATCCGCGGGCCGTAGCGCTGGAAGTTGGCGCGCAGGTCGGCGGTGAACTCTTCTTCCCATATGGTGGCGGCATTCAGTTCCGCCGCGCCGAGGAGGCTGTTGAACTCCTCGACACGGTCGAACTGCTCTTCGATGGTTCGGCTGGGCATAGCCGGTTACTCGAGGTTGAGCTCGTCGGTGCCGGTGTCCGGCTGCTGGCCCGGGGCGGGTTCGGTGATTTCGCCCGTCTCGGTGTTCACGCCGTCCGGCATTGGAGAGGGCTCGTCCCCGTCGTCTTCGGCGGCGACAGCCGGCGGCGCCGGCTCTTTGTCTCGGAGATCATCGACATGCACGGTCACGGTTTCACCCTGGATATCGGTGTCACGCGGTTCGATGTAGTCATTGACCTCTTCGACGGTCTGCAGCCCCATCAGCAGCTCAGGCGCGTACAGACGACCGAGCAGGCTGGCGGCGCGGTAGCGCAGCATTACCTCCGGCATGGTGAGCCACTTGCTGCCGTTCTTGGTGAGCCATCCCTCGTCGATCGCCATCTGCATGGAGACGGTCGGGCCGTCAAGGCGCTCGCCGGTTTCCTTCTCGATCACCCAGGCGGTGCAGGAGCGATGGCGGATCTTTGCCTTCCGCTTTTCCTGGGTCCTGTTGCCATTCTTCCAGGTCGTCACCTCGTAGCTGACCTCTTCCTCTTTGCCGGGCTCGCTGAGGTCGAAACGCAGCGGGCTGAAGCGGCCGCAACTGTTGATTGAGGCGATGATGAACTGACTGGACCAACTCGGACGGCCCTCGATCACGTATAGGTTCTGCATCACCATGAGCGGGTCGGCGCCCATGCGCTGCGCCATGTTCATCGCCACGATGCAGTTCGGCAGGCCGGCACCGTTCGGGGTGTAGCCGACCACTTTGCCGCGCTCTTTCACTTCGGCGAAGGCGCGGTACTGCACAGGCACCAGGGTGGACGCGCTGAGCGCCTTGGCGACGCGCTGGATCTGGTCGAAGCCGGCGCCGGTGAGGAGGGACATCGGCGCATCGTTGGTTGACCTCGCAACGGCGCTGGTCTTCAACTGCTCCAGTTGGGTGGGTTCGCTCATGCTGCTGTCTCCTTGTAACCCATGAATTTCCGGTACTCGGCCTCGGTCGCAACGCTCACGACGCGGTGCTCGTCGGGCTTGTCCGGCTTGTTGTGCTGCTTGCGCTGGGCCTCGAGGAACTGGCCGCGATCCCAGACGCGGTGGTGGTTGATGACCTCGCGGCGCTTGCCGGTCGGGTCGGTGAGGCGGACGTACAGGTCTTCGGATTTCATGGCGATCCTCATTCGTGGTAAGGGCAGGTCCGCCAGCGCGGACAGTACTTCGGGCTGCAAAGTGGGCTTTGCGGGTTCGGGGGGAAGAGGCCGGAGCGGAACATGTCGGCGGCGAACTTGATCAGGCCGGGATGCTCGTCGGTGCCGGCCATCACCTGGCGCGCGCCGACGATCTCGCCGACGGCCGCCTCGGGCTTGCCCTTGGTCTTCAAGCCGATGATCTCGGCCGGCGCGGTGATCGCATCGCCGGTGGTGTGCTCGTAGAGCAGTTCGTAGGTGCCGATCTGGGCCTTGTGCCCCTTGGTCTTGGCCACGCCTTGGCTCACCGCGGCGCCGCCGGTCTTCACGTCGGCGATGCCGACGCCGTGGCTATCGCGCTTGATGCGGGCGCGGTCGAGTTGGCCGGTCAGGCGGACGATGATCCCACCGCAGTCGATCTCCATCGGCTTGGTCGTCAACTCGACGGCGACGAAGTCGTAGCGCGGGCTGATGTCGTTGCAGTACTTCGTGTGCAGCGTCAGTCCGGTGGACTCGGCTTCGCGCGGGCTGATGTCGGAGCCGCGCCAGTCGACCTCGAAATCCGGCTGCTGCAGCGTGTGCACCAGCAGTTCCGAGGCGTCGTAGGCGCTGATCGGCTCGCCGTTCACTCGTGCCGCGTCGAACGCGGCGGTGCTTGCGTGGATCGCGGTACCGAGCAGCGCCCGGGGGGATGATGCGCTGCGCATCTTCAGGAGGTGTACGCCCTCCCACTTGAACGCGCAGTCGAACAGCGCACCCCAGGACGAGGCGCGCACGGTGATGGTTTGCATGGTTGGCTCACTTCCCGGCGATGGGTGCCGTGGCGGGTTGTTCGGCGGTGATCAGACCGCCCCAGGCTGGGGCGAAGATGAGCAGGATGTAGAAGGCGGTCATGGCCAGGGCGCCGAGGAGGGTGGCTTTACGCTTCGCGTTCATGACTTCACCTTCTTCAGCACGGCGGTGAGCAGCCGGTAGTAGCGCGCGAAGCGCTCTGGGTTGGCCTCCTCAAGCCGCCAGCCCGGATCGCCGCAGCCGCAGGAGCAGCCGCGCTCAATCGGGAAGTGCTTGTTGATGATCGCCCTGGCCTCGGCATTGATTGCCGCCCGGCGCGTCAAGAAGCGGCGCCGCGCCGTAGGAGCGAAGAAAACCGTCGAGAGTTGCGGCTCAATCACGACGCACCCCCAGGCACTTCCGGCCTTTCTTGATGGTCAGTGCCATGCGACGCGGGAGATTCACCACCAGGGTCTCGCGCGGCAGGCCGAGCACCGCGGCGATGTCGGCGCCGGCCGGCATCACCAGGTCGTCGAGCTGGTCGTCGATGATCGAGCGAACGGGGCGGGTGGTCATAGGTCGATGCTCCTCAGTTCCTGCTGTCTCGCATCCGCTGCGGCGTCGAGCCGGCGGCGCATGTCGTCGTATTGCCGGGTGCCGATGGCGTCCAGCATGTAGGCCATCTCGATCTGGCCACGCCATACCAGTTGGTCGTGGCGCGGGATCACCGACCGACGCATAGCGACGATTGCTTCCTCGATCACGCCCTCGGCGCGTTCATTCGCCCAGGCCATCGTCGGCCTCCTGCTCTTCGTCCTCGGGCTCCGGTTCCGGCTCCGGCTGGTCCCAGAGCGGGTCTCTGGCGAAGTCCCAGGCGTGCTGGGCGTTGCTGAAAGCCGCGCGGTTGCGGCGCTCGCGGTATGTCCACATCGGGATGCTCTCCGTGGTTCACCTGCATTCGGCAGCACCCAGGCACACGGCAGTCGTGCCCGGTGGGGCGCCGTGGTGGGTGCTCTCGAATGGAGGTTGAAAAAAGCCCGGCCGGAGCCGGGCGAAGAGGGGGAACGCTGCATGCGCAGCGGGGAGTGATCTGACCGGTCGCGACTCCGGCTCTGGTATCAGTGCGCTTCTCGGGTGTTTGCCGCTGTTGCGGTGACTGTGCTGATGCCCGGAACTTCATCGGCCATTGGCCGCCCACGTGCGCGCTTGTTCCCGCGCTTCCCGCGTGTCTCCAGGGAGCTTTCGGCTCCCAGCTTCCACGCCTCAGATCACTCCCCGCTGCGCCCTGGCCGAGCCAGGAGCAGGAAAGAGAAGGGCGCCGCCAAGCGCCCTGTCTCCACTTACATGCACCGCCTTATGTGAAAGCGGTTGGGTACAGGCTCGACCGCATGTTGGCGATCTGCCGTTGGGGCTGGGCTACATGTCGAGATCCTCCGTTGTGCGCGCCGTTGGACCGGCGGCCGCTCGCCGTGGGTTAAACACCTGGCAATGGGCCAGGCGCCGAAGTCAGGAGATCGCGGTGCAGGCCCGCAACGCCACCGGCGCCGACTGGCCTTCGATCCAGATAACCGCCGCCCCGCCAAGCGACACGCTGGCCCGGCCGACGGTGCGGGTGCGCTGCGGTTCGGCCCCTCGGTACGGGCGGTACTCGATCAGTGCGGGCGCCGGGTGCTCTCGGTTCCAGGCTTCGACCAGTTCCGCCGGCGGCACCGGCCGGACGTTGCCGATCTGCTGGTAGATCTCGGAGCGGTGAATGGCGACGTCGTCCGGGGCGGTGATGCCGAGGCGCACCTGGTCGCCCTGGCTGCCGAGGACCGTGACGGTGATGTTGTCGCCGATATGCAGGGTTTCGCCGGGTCTTCTGGTCAAGATCAGCATGGTGTGACTCCGTTCGGGGTGGTGGGTGGCCGTCAGCCCAGGCGATCCGGGACGACCTTCATCGTCTCGGCGACGAGCTTGTGAACCCCTTCGGAGTCCGCCACGGCGAACGCCTTTTCGGCGTATTCCCACTGCTCGTCTTCGTCGCCGGGGAAGTTGCTGCACGCCACTGAACAGACGCCAAGCCCGTCGGGCTTGAAGTAGAGGCGCACCTCCGGGCCGTCATCCCCGCGATCAAGCATCACGAGCACCTGGCCCAGGTCTTCGAACTCGAAAAGCTTCGCGAACTGCTTCATTGGAATTCCTCTGGTTGGTTTCCCGGATGCCCCTCGGGGAAGGGCATCGAGGAAATCGGTTTGCGGTCCGCTGTTACTGATCGCGCCACCTGCGGATGGGCGCATTTCTGCTTGGCTCCAGTCGGTCCCTGTCTGTTGGTAGGCAGTTTCTAAGGCCTACTCCACGGGGCTGGGGGAGGTGTTTCGCCACCTACCTGGCTATCCGGCGAGTCTCCGGCTTGTTGGCCAGCGGTGTTGTGCTGGCGTTGAGGGAAAAGTAAGCCAATGCCTAATTTTTGTAAATAGCCAATGCCTAATTTTTAAGTTTGCGCACTAACTATCTGTGGGTAAGCGAGGCGGGCTTGCAGATTTTTCAAACAGAAAATACTGTATGAATAAACAGTATTTGGAGGATGGCTGTGCAGAAGAACAACCAAGGGAAAGGGCAGGTCTCGCCAGTGGAGAAGGTGCGTCTCCGGGTATCAGCGATGATCAATAGTCCCCGGGCTCAGGCGGAGCGCCGGGCGTCGATCTGGAAGGCGCAGGGGGATTCGGAAGAGGCCTGGAAGCAGGTGCTGGAGGAGTTGGCCGAAACCGATGGACTCGAGATGTCGCTGGGGGAGGATGGAGTGGTTACGCTCACCTGGGAGGCGGGAGACGAGGAGGGCGTTGAAGTGGTCGATGGGATTGAACTGGTGCAGGAGCCGGACATGGTGGTTCAGCGCCTTCACGAGGAGAGGGCGTAGGCTGAGGTCGAGCCAGCGGGCCGGGGGGACTCAGGCGGACTCTGGATGTGGCGTCAGGCGAGGAAGGACGGCGCTGTATCGAACTCACCGCCGGGGCGGTCATCTGCTCGGTGCTGAGTCGGGAGGGAAGGGCAGGAACGAAAAGGCCGCGCCGGGGAAGGTTCCGGCGCGGCCTGGTCCTTTCGGTGTTGTGCCTTCAAGGACGCCTCAATGTAACAAATGCGCGGCTGATGTGAAAAGGCCGCACTGGAGTCGAGGCGCGGCCTGTTGCCGGGCTGCTGTCTTCCCAGGCCGGCGGAAGGAATCTGTCAAAGGCGGGCTGGGACGAAAAGCCCCGCGGGGGGCGGGGCACTTGAAGCGCTTAGGTCACGCTCGACTTTACAGTCTCGATTGCGTCACCCCTTGCAACATAGATATATGACTTTCCTTCCCTGTGTTTTGCGAGAAGCTTGAGCTTTACAAGCTTCTCAAGGTCTGTCCGCGCCGTCCCCTCTGAAACACCAAAGTCATTTTTTACCTCCTTTGCAGTGAATAGTCTCCCTGGGTTTCTTACTACTTTTTTTATTAAATGTACCTGCCGGAAGTTTAGATCCTTGCTGAATCCAGAGCGCTCAAGCCATGTCATGATTTCGAAGAATTCACGACGTTTCTTGTTCAGGTGGCTAAGGAAGTCATCCATTGCACGCTCTATAATGCAGAGCTGGTAATTTATAAAGTAGGTTAAGTCAAAGTCGTCGGTTTCTGTGAATAGGTAAGACTCGCCGTATTGGGCTGGCGCCTTTTTCAATAATGTGCTTATTGAGATGTATTCAAAACCCCAATACCCCGTTTTCAACATGTACCAGTAGAATATACCTCTTGCTGTTCTACCGTTTCCGTCGTTGAAGGCGTGTTCATAGCCGAGCATAAAATGAAGGATGATAGCCTTCACTGCAGGGTGAATGAAGAGCTCACCATCCTGTCCGTTATGCTCTGTGTTTGCGAAGTCGCACAGAGCTTCCAGCCGCTGGAGAAGAAGTTTATGGTCCGGAGGCTGGTGTGCAATCTCGGAGTTCCTATCTACGACGAAAATATCGTTATCCTGCCGTATCTCACCAGGCAGTGCCTTTTCTTCCTGAATTCCTCTTGTGGCTTCCTCATGAAAACGCCGAATTAGCTCGATCGAGAGTTTTAAGTTTCTGCTTCTCTTTGCAAGTTTCATGAGAAGGAAGTTGTTAACTATCATCCTCTCGTCATCATTCGACGGAGGTCTTTCTGACTCCAGCATCTCTTTCGCAACTCTACGCGTCGTCGAGGCCCCCTCGAGTTGAGCGCTGGAAATTGCCTCTTCCATCATCAAAGATTCCACCAAGTATTGGTTGTTCTCGGTGGAGGAGCTATTGGAAGGGGAATGGGCGCCGATCTTGGCGCTCAACTGGTCAATCTTATGTACAACTGTTGAGGCTGAGTCGGGTAGGCAGAACCGCATCGGCTTACCGTTTTCGGCATACAGTCCAGTCTCTCTCAGGATAGAGCTCCTTGACCTCTTCACCGCAGCCCATGCCAGGACAGCATCTTCTCCGGCAGGAACTCTAAATCTGAAGTCGTGCCAGTGCTGATAGCGTCCCTTGCTATCGACGTATGAGTGTTTATCAAGATTGTCTATATAGCGATCAATATTAGATTGGATGGCCGTATGGATCACATCTGGGGATGGGGGGGTCTTGATGGATGCCACAGCTCACCTCAAAAAAATCAAAATTGAGCTGAGTTTATAGGTTGGGCGGCGCGCGCTGTCAATCAGGCGACTCCGAAAGCTCTACGCGCTTCTGGTTGCGGTTGCGTTGGTCTCGCCTCAAGCAAGACTCGCTTGAGGTGGCGAACAGATGCGCATCCCAGGCCAGCAGCACCCTGGCGTAGATGCAGACCTCATCACTCCCCAATGATCCGCCCATAGCTACAAATCCCCACCCCACCAGATGACCTTGCCTGTCAAAGCTTTCTGAAGTTCCAGGCTCCCAGGACCTTGGCCTGGAAATGGACGTCCTCCATTCGGGCCTTCTGCGGCTCGAAGGACTTGTTGTCCGACACCAGCAGGTAGTGCTCGGCATCGTGGATCTGCACCCGTTTCACGAACAGGTGCTGCAGCCAGGTGAAGACGTAGACGCCTTCCTCGACGAAGTCGGTAATGCCCATGTCGACGAGGATCGGGGACTTGTCCTCGATGGTGCCCAGCATGCTCTGGCCCCACCCGGTGATGATCTTGAGGTTGGCCGGATCGGTGTACTTCAGGCCGAGATCATCCAACTGGACCTTGTCGACCACCAGATTCCTGACGAACTCACGGTACTCGGCCGGCACCTGGCCACCGCCCATGGCAGCGCGCACGTCGTACTGGGCGATCGAGATCGTATTTCCTTTCACCAGGGTGGTGCGGCTGAAGTCGGCGTGAATCACGTTCGACGTCGTCGATTGATCGCCATCGAGAGACTCGGCTACTGCCTGCACGATTTTCGCCTTGGCTTCGCCGCTCAGCCCTTTACCGTGGCGCTGGAGCATCTCCATCACCTTTTCCGCGGCCGATGAGCCAGGATGCTGAGGTTGGCTACTCGGCACAATGAGCTCCGCCTCCTTTTCGCTCAACCCCCAGTGGTCTGCGCCAACGACGCTTGAGAAGAACGATATCAACTCGATCAGCTTCGCTTTATCGATCCTGCCTGTGTTGATCCATCCCTGGACGGAAGGGGGCTTCACGCCGAACTGCTCTGCGAGAGCCTTTTTCGACATGTTTTTGGCGAGTCTGGCGGCCTCGATAGCGGCGCCGAGTTGGGGTCCGGTAAGCATTGCCTAATTTAACGTCAGTTGTGGTGTGGTTAGGCAATGGCTTGCCTGTAATTAGCTAATGCCTTACTCTTTTCTCCAACATTCCCCGGAGAAGAGACATGACTCCAGCAGAAGCAGTGCGCCAGGCCGCCGAGCTGTTGGGCAGTCGGGCCGAGTTGGCGCGAAAGCTCAACGTGAGGGCGCCCACCGTAAGTCAGTGGTGCTCAGGCGTTCGACCAATCCCCGCGAAACGTGCAGTTGAGATCGAGGCGCTCACCGCTGGTCGGGTCCTCCGAAGCGAACTGTGCCCGTCGTTCCCATGGGGTGCGGCTGCCTGAACGCACCTTACTGGCCAGGAGCCGCCACGTCATGCGAACCGAATCGCACACCCTGATTTCCACGCTGCTCGGCGTGGTGAACCAATGGCGCCGCCGAGAGGGGTGGAGCCGAGAGACCGTAGTCCAGCACATCGTGGAGGCGCACGAGCGCATCCAGGGAGCGCTGGTCACCGGCATCGTCTTCGACCCGCCAACGCGCGATACAACTGAGCGGATGAAGGTCAACGCCGACCGCGTGTTCCGCTGGCTCGACGACGGAACCAAGGACACCAACCTGGTGCCGGCGAACTTCGTACCCAGCATCCTCGCCGCGCTGCCGACTGACCTGAAGGTCCAGACCTTGGGCGACATCCTGACGCCGCTGGGCGTGTCGGTGCGCTTGATCGGCGGCGATGCCGGCCAGCGGCCGGAGGTGCTCTGCATGCTCCGGACACTCATCAAGGAGAACGGTGAGGCGCAGCAGGCTGTTGCCAATCTCGTCGACGGCGCCGATGACCAGGAGCTGCAGGAGGCCCACCGGGAGCTCTCCGAATCCAGGGCGGCGACAGATGAGGCGCTGCGGATGATCGACCAGATGCGCCGGCCGCGCCTTGTTCAGGGGTAGCCGTGCCGTCCTTCCAGATCAACGACGAGGAGTGGGATGCGCTCTTCGACGAGCCGCATCAGCTGCTGAAGGTGTACTGCGCGATCCGGATGTTCATGGACTACAGGACCGGCATCGCTGGCGAAACCCGCCGCTTGAGCGAGCAGATGCTGATCGAGGTTTTGAGCATCCCGGCCTCACCTGGGCGTCCTGCGCACAAGGCGACCCGCAAGGAGGCCCGCTACACCATCGATGCGCTGGTGCGCCGCGGCATGGTCGAGCCTATGCCCAGCATCGGTCCTTTCGTTTTCCACCTGCCGAAGGCTTCACGGGATCAATCCGCCTCGGAGAGGTGGGGCCATAGGTTTGACCAAGGTGGGGCCAGAGGCAGGGCCACGGAGGAATGCGCGGAAACCACGAATGGCAGGGCCTACGGCTTTGAAATGGCAACAGGTGGGGCCAGAGGCGGGGTCGTGTTTTCAGAAGAGGTGGGGCCATTTGATTCTGCTGGAGAGGTAGGGCCAGGGGTGGGGCCATCGTTTTTTACCGGAAACACAGCAACCACGCAGCTTCCAGCCAACGATATTGGCGAGGTGGGGCCAGAGGTGGGGCCATCGGAAAACAGCGATGAGGTGGGGCCAGAGGTGGGGCCGCGTTTTGAAGGCTTAGAGCTAGGAAATTCGCGCCCTCCAGAGCATTGGGCCTACGAGGTGGGGCCAGAGGTGGGGCCTACATCCGGTCTTCCTCCGATACCTCCTCCGTCACGTAACGCGCGCGAGGCAGAGCCGGTATCTGGTGCTGATCGATTCCCGATGCATGAGGCCTGGGTGCCGAGTGCGAAGGGGTGGCCGGCAACGCTGGTGCGGAACGGGATTGGGACCTACCAGCTACGCGACGACGAGCTTCTCGAATTCCGCAGCTACTGGATCAATCGCCCCGAGAAATACCAGTCCCAAGGCCAGTGGGAGCACGAACTGGCACAGAAAATCCGCCGCAACCAGCGCTTCGACCAGAACAGGAGCAGCCATGGAAACCAAGCAGGAAACGCCGAAGGCCAAGCCGGCCATCGTGCCGCAAAGCGCGGCCTCCCACATCGACAGGGCCCTCGCTCAGCCGTCGACCGCGTCAACGCCATCGTCGCAGCCAACGAGGCTGCCCGACAGGCTGCTGGAACGGCTCTGGGTGAAGATGACCGAGATGTACGGGCACCGCTGGACGTCGAGTTTTGGCGACAACCCGAACCCTGACGGCGCCTGGGCTACGGTGCTCCAGGGGCTGACCGGCCAGCAACTGGCCCACGGACTCAACATGCTGACGTTCATGGGCAGCCGGTTCGATTGGCCGCCGGCGGCGCCGACATTCCGGGAGCTCTGCTTGAGCGTCCAGCCGGAGTCGCTCGGTCTGCCGGACCACGACACCGCGTTCCACCAGGCTCTGGCGTGCCGCTACCGCCACCAGGTAGTCAAGGCCGCCGCCGAGGCTACCGGCGTTTTCGATCTGCGCACCGGCGAGGTGAACGACGATCGCCTCCGCAAGCGCTTCGGGTTCCACTACGCCGAGATGGTCCGGCGGTGGGCAAACAACATCCCGTTGAGCCAGCCCGTCGTCCACGCGATCGAGCATGACACCGGGAAGAGCCTGCTGGACCTGGCCGAGGATGAAGCCGAACAGCAGCTCCGCCGGCGGATGCAGGCCCAGGGCCTGGATGGGCTCAGTGGCGCACAGGCGCGGGAACTGCTGCTGGCCAAGATGCGCCGGAAAGCGCCGGAGGTGCGCCGTGATGCATGACCTCCGCCCGGTGATGTTCACCGTACCCGGCGAACCGGTGGGGAAGGGGAGACCGCGTATCGGTCGTGTCGGCGCCCACGCAAGGATGTTCACGCCGGCGAAGACGGCGAACTACGAGGGGTTGATCGCGCATGCCGGCCACCAGGCAATGCTGGGCCGCGCGCTGCTGGAAGGGCCGGTAATGGTCGAGCTGGACATCGCGCTGAGCATCCCTCAATCCATGTCGAAAAAGCGGAAGAGCCTGGCCCTGGCTGGGCAGCTGTACCCCACCAAGAAGCCCGACATGGACAACGTGATCAAGGCGATCTACGACGGCCTGAACGGTGTCGTCTGGAAGGATGACGTCCAGGTCGTGAAGGCGATGGTAGGGAAGCGCTACGGCGAAACGCCGGGCGTGCGAGTGAAAGTCGTCCCTCTCCTCGAGGGCGAGCAGTGACTACAGGAAACTACAGGGGAGAGTCGAAATGAGACTGATCAGCGCGCGCCAGGCTTGGCACGACGCCTTCTACGAGAGTCGGAGCTCAGTGCTGGCGGTGGCGGCCGACAAGGCCGCGCTGGGCAAGAAGGGGCGGGTGGCCAACGAGACGTACCCCGACCGCAAGGACACCAACGGGCGTAGCGCCCACATGCTGGCCGCGGGCCTGGTGCAGGCTGCCATCCGCTCGCTGCCGAAGCCGCTGCAGCACTTCGGCCACACGCTGTACTCGCCGCTGGCCACCGGTGACGACGTGGCGATCGCTCACGGCCTGGTCTGGATCGGCGCCGGCCTCGGCCAACTGACCCAGCGCCAGGGCGAGCGGGCTTACTGGATGGCGCTGGCGGCGATCAACTCGCACAAGCGCGCCGTCAATGGCCGCGACACACTGCGCCCGGGCGAGGTCTGCCTCTTCATCGAGGAGCGCCTCGGCTGTCGGATCGACCCCAGCCATTGGGCGCGGGATTACGCCAGTACCTGGGAGCGGCTGGCGCGCCACGTCGACAAGCTGGATGCCCAGGCGCTGAGGCCGGTCGCCGAGGTGGTGGCGAAGCAGTGCGGCCTGCGGAAGGGGCCGGGCTGGCGCTGGCACCAGGTCGACCGCGATGTGGTGGCGGTGCAGCGGGCCGAGGCCTACGCCGAGCGCCGGGAGCATCACCAGCAGCGCCTGGCTGAACGGCTGCGCGGGATGTCGGACCAGCAACTGGTGCGGTGGGCGGCGAGGATGAAGCGGTACGGGGAGGCATACCGGGAGGAGTGGGGCGAGGACATCCTGGAGTACCCCAGTGTCCATCAGCGCTACCACGACCGCGTGACGGCCTATTGGGCCCAGCGGGAGCGCCTGAAACGGGTCGCTTGACGATTTGGCGAGCATTTGGGTATCGTTTTGCCATTGTGCACAGTTGCACCCAATCAACAGATTCCCCCGAAAACCCGGCCCTGGCGCCGGGTTTTTTCGTTTCTGGAGCACCCCATGGCTGAACCGACGAGCAGCGGAGCAGTAGCAGCAGCCGGCGCCGTCGGGCTCACTGCCACCGCGATCATCCCCGGAGTCGACGTCAATGCGGTGATCGGCGGCTTCGCCGGCGCGCTGCTGTTCGTGCTCTGGGCTCACGACCTGACCATGGCCAGGCGCCTCGGCTACCTGCTGGCGTCCTGGGTGGGCGGCTACTACGCCGCCACAGAGGCTGTCGGGCGGGGCGCGACCCAGTTCTCCGGGCTGCCCGCCCTGGTCACCGCCGCGCTGATCGTCACGATCCTGATCGGCGTGCTCGACTGGATGATCGGTGGCCGCGCGCCGGCATGGCTCCAGATCGTTCTGCAGCGCATCGTCGGCATGATCGGAGGCCGGAAAGATGGTTGACCTGGTGACCCTGGCGGCTGCGGCCGTCTGCGGCGCTATCAGTTGCCGCATCTTCACGTACCAGCGCCACGGTGCCACGTACCGGTTCGGCGTCTCGCTCTGCGCGTACATCCTCGCCGCTGGGACCGGCATGCAGGCGCTCTCGATCAGCCTGGCCGTGCTGATGGCGCGCCACGCGACGCCGATATCGCCCTACCTGCTGGCGGTCCTGGTTGTGCTGCTGGTGCTGGTCTACCGCAACAAGGGCAACATCGCGCCCATCCTGAGGCTCAGTTGAGGTGATCCATGGCGCTGACCAAGAAACAGCGCCTGTTCGTCGACGAGTACCTGATAGACCTCAACGCGACGCAGGCCGCGATTCGGGCCGGCTACAGCACCCGGCGCGCGACGGAGATTGGCTATCAACTGCTCCAGCGGCCGGAGGTCGCCCAGGCCATCCAGGCCGCCATGGCCGAGCGTTCGAAGCGCACCGAGGTCGAGGCCGACTATGTGATCCGGCGGCTCCGTGAGATCGACGAGATGGACGTGCTCGACATCCTCGAGGACGACGGTTCGTTCCGGTCGATCCGCGACTGGCCCAAGGCCTGGCGCCAGTTCCTGTCCGGCATCGAGATCGCCGAGCTGTTCGAGGGCCGCGGTGACGACCGCCGCATCGCTGGGGTGCTCCGCAAGGTCAAGTGGCCGGACAAGCTCCGCAACCTGGAGTTGCTGAGCCGGCATGTCGGCACCGAGTCGGCTGCGCTGGACCTCGAGTTGAAGCGCCTGGACGTGGCGAAGAAGCGCGCCGAACTGAAACTGCTGGAGAACCCCGAGGACGATGCGCCGCCAACCAGCGTCGCGGTGACCATCATCGATGCGAGGGTCCGCGATGCCGACGCTGAATAGGCCCCAGGCGAAGTTCCTGGCGCTTCCGCACAAGTTCTGCGGCTTCGTGGCCGGGTTCGGCTCCGGCAAGACCTGGGTCGGCTGCTCCGGCCTCGCCCAGCACGCCTGGGAATGGCCGCGCATCAACGCCGGCTACTTCGCCCCGACCTACGCCCAGATCCGCGACATCTTCTATCCGACGATGGAGGAGGTGGCCTTCGACTGGGGGCTGCGGACCAGGATCAACCAGGCGAACCATGAGGTTCACCTGTACAGCGGTAGCGCCTACCGCACGACGATCATCTGCCGCTCCATGGAGAAGCCGCAGACCATCGTCGGCTTCAAGGTCGGCCGGTCCCTGGTGGACGAGCTCGACGTGTTGTCGCTGATCAAGGCCCAGCAGGCCTGGCGGAAGATCATCGCGAGGATGCGGTACAAGGTGGATGGCCTGCGCAACCGTGTCGACGTCACCACCACCCCGGAGGGCTTCAAGTTCGTCTTCCAGCAGTTCGTGAAGCAGTTGCGCGAGAAGCCGCACCTGCAGGACCTGTATGGACTGGTCCAGGCCAGCACCTACGACAACGAGGCGAACCTTCCGGACGACTACATCGATTCGCTGATGGAGTCGTACCCGCCGCAACTGATCGCGGCGTACCTGCGCGGCCAGTTCGTCAACCTGACGTCGGGCACCATCTACACCGCCTACGATCGCACTCTCAACGCCTCGCAGGAGACGGTTCAGCCAGGCGAGCCGATATTCGTGGGTATGGACTTCAACGTCGGCAAGATGGCCGCCGTCGTGCATGTGAAGCGCCTGGGCCTGCCGCACGCGGTCGACGAGATCGTCAACGGGTACGACACCCCGGACATGATCCGCCAGATCAAGGAGCGGTTCTGGCTGTACGCCGACGGCGAATATCGGCCTACCCGCCAGATCAGGATCTACCCCGATGCCTCGGGCGACTCGCGCAAATCGGTACGGGCCAGCGAGACCGACATCGCGCTGCTCAAGCAGGCCGGCTTTATCGTCTCGGCGCCCGCAGCCAACCCGCCGGTCAAGGACCGGATCAACTCCATGAACGCCATGTTCTGCAACGCCAAAGGCGAGCGCCGGTATCGGGTCAACCCCAACCGGTGCCCGACCTATGCCGACGCCCTGGAACAGCAGGTGTGGGGCACAAACGGCGAGCCGGACAAGTCGGCCGACATCGACCACCCCAACGATGCGGCGGGCTACTTCATTCACAAGGAATTCCCGGTCGAGCGACCTGCGGCCGTTGTTACCACCCTGAGGTTCTGACAATGAGCGATTCCGTTTGCCAGTGCTGCGCCGCTGTCGAGGAGATGCGCGAGCACTGGAAGCTGATCGATTGCATCAAGGGCGGCACCTCGGCCATGCGCGAAGCGGGGGAGGCGTATCTGCCCAAGCGGCAGCTCGAGACGATGGAGGACTATGAAGCGCGGCTGAAGCTGGCGACGCTGCACCCCGCGTTCGAGGAAACGGTCGGCGCCATGGTGGGGCGAGTGTTTGCGAAGCCGGTCGTGATCGGCGATGACGTGCCCCAGGAGGTTGCCGACCTGCTGACCGACGTGGATACGGAGGGACGTGACCTGCAGGTGTTCGCGCAGGACTGGTTCCGCGGCGGATTGGAGTATGGCCTGAAGTTCGCCTTGGTCGAGATACCGCAACGGCCAGAGGATCTGCCGAACACACGGCAAGCCGAGCAACAGGCCGGCTTCAGGCCCTATGGGGTGCTGATCGAGCCTGGCCAGGTGCTGGGGTGGAAGACCGGCAAGGTTGCTGGTATCGACAGCCTGACCCAGTTCCGCTTCCGGACGTGCCGGGTGGAGGAGGTGGACGAGTTCACCGACGAGTCCGTTGAGCAGATCCGCGTGATCGAGCCCCACCGGCATCGAGTGTTCGAGGAGGGCAAGGACGGGTGGGAGATGGTGTCGGACACGCCGAACACGCTCGGCTTCATCCCCTTGGTGCCGTATTACACCGCGCGTACCGGGTTCCTCACGGCGAAGCCACCGCTGCTCGAACTCGCCCACCTGGTGGCGAAGCACTGGTGGCTCCAGTCCTCCCTGGACAGTCTGGTTGATGTCGCCTGCGTGCCGATCCTGGTGATGACTGGCGTCGACTCCGGCGACGAGCTGGCCATCGGCGCGCGCTCCGCGGTGAAGTTGCCTCGGGAAGCCGACATGAAGTACGTCGAGCACACCGGCGCCGCCATCAAGACCGCGCGGGAACAGCTTGACTCACTGCAAGAGGAGATGAGACAGGCCGGTGCGAAGTTGGTGGAGAAGTCCACCCAGGTCATGACGGCGAAGCAGTCTGGCGAGGAATCGGCGAAGGAGACCAGCAAACTGGCAATGATGTGCCAGGGCCTGCAGGACAGCCTAGTGCTGTTCCTGTCGTACTTCTCCCTCGCACTGAACAACCGCGCCGAGGGCGGCACCGTGCAGCTCCAGCCGAATCTCGACCCGGATTACGCTCCGGCCGAGACGATGGGTGTGCTGCAGCGCATGCGTGACGGCGGCTCGTTGTCAGACCAGACCCTGTTCAACGAGGCCCAGCGCCGCGGCATGCTTGCCGAGGACCTGGACTGGGAGTCGGAGCAGGAGCGGATCCGCAACCAGGAGCCTGCGATATGACTCGCTTGGAGGTGTTGCTGGCGGAGCTGTATACCGACCATGGTATCGATCTGATCAGGACCACGGCGGGTATGTCGAAGGAAGTCGAGGAGAAGATCACCGAACTCGCCGAGGAGTTGGTGAAGCTGCTGCAGGGCCGCCGGTTGCCGCTGAAGAACGTCAAGGAGGTCAACGCGATCCTCGACGAGGCGGCCAAGGCAATCAAGGCGCAGTACACCGAGATCGCTGCGGCGCATGATGCCAATCTTCGGCAACTCGCGGTCATCGAAGGAGGCTTCGCGTCGAGCTCAGTCAACAGCCTGGTGAGCCGGCCAATCATGCTCGGCGTCGGCAAGAACCGACTCAGCGCCGTGGTTGCGAATACGCTCATCGAGGGCGCGCCTACCAAGCAATGGTGGCTCAAGCAGGCTGCGGATGTGTCGTTTCGGTTCGCCGGTGTGGTGCGCAATGGCTTCGTGAACGGCGAGACCACGGAACAGATGGTCACCCAGATCGTCGGCCGCCGGGCTCGGGGCGACCAACCGCCGGTGAAGGGCTTCATGGATGTCAGCAAGCGCGCGGCTCGGACCTTGGTCCACAACAGCGCCCAAGCGGTGGCCAATGGCGCCAGGATGGAGGTCTACAAGGCCAATTCTGGCGAGAATGGCCCGGTGAAAGGGTATCGCCAGCTCAGCACCCTGGACTCGCACACCACTGAAATCTGCATGGTCTACGACCAGAAGACTTGGGATCTGCAGTTCAGGCCTGTGGGGCACTCGTTGCCGTACAAGCAAGGTTGCCCGCGGCACTGGGGGTGTCGCAGTACCACTCTGCCTTGGCTCAAGACGATGCGTGAGCTAGGTATCGACGTCGACGAGGTGAAGGGCACCCGGGCGTCGATGGACGGCCAGGTGCCGGCCAGTCTGAACTTCGAGACATGGCTCAAGGGTAAGTCGAAGGCCTTCCAGGACGAGAAGCTGGGGCCCGGCCGCGCCGACCTCTGGCGCCGAGGCGTCATCACCTTGAGCGACCTGTTGGACCAGCGGGGCAACCCGCTGAGCCTGGCACAACTCAAGTCGCTGTACGCGCCCGACTGATCTGATCACCAATTCGTGTAGGCCCCGGCAATGTCTGGGGCTTTTTTATGCCTGCGTTTCGGATGGAGCGGGGCGCCTTCCGGGCCGGATGGCCCATCGCAATGGCCGGATGGCCGGAGAAAGACGAGATGAAACTGAAGACTGTCGAAGTCGATGGCAAGCAATACGCCGAGATCCAGGATGGCAAGCCGGTTTACGTGGAGGATGACGGCAAGGAGATCGCTTTCGATGCGGTTGGTACCCGAGCCACCATCACCCGCTTGAACGGAGAGGCCAAGCAGCACCGCGAGCGGGCGGAGAAGGCCGAGAAGATCGCAAAAGACTTCGAAGGCATCGAGGACCCGGCCGCAGCGCGTAAAGCTCTGGAAACCGTCGCCAATCTCGACGCGAAGAAGCTGGTGGATGCCGGCGAGATCGAGAAGGTGAAGGCTGAAATCGGCAAGGCCTACGACACCAAGCTGACCGAGGCCACCACGCGCGCGGAGCAGTTGGAGCAGCAGCTCTACGCCGAGAAGATCGGCGGCAGCTTCTCCCGCTCGAAGTTCGTGGCCGACCGCCTGGCTGTTCCGGCCGACATGGTGCAGTCCGTGTTCGGTAAGCACCTGAAGATCGAGGACGGCAATGTCGTCGCCTACGACGCCCACGGCAACAAGCTGTACAGCAAGGCCCGTCCCGGCGAGGCCGCCGATTTCGATGAAGCGCTGGAGATTCTCGTCGACCAGTACCCCTACCGCGACCAGATCCTGAAGGGCTCTGGCCACTCCGGCGGCGGAACGCCCCCGGGCGGCAAGCCCTCCGGCAGCACGGCCAAGTCGCTCGCCGACTGCAAGACCGAGGCCGAGAAGGTCGCCTACCTCGAAACGATCAAGTAAGGAGGCCACATGGCTTTCGATCTCGCTGTATTCAACAAGCAGACCTACACGGCTCTGACCGAAACCGTCGCCCAGGCGATCGACAAATTCAACCAGGCATCCGCCGGCACCATCGTCCTGCAGAACGCGCCGGCGCAGGGCGACTTCGACATCAAGGCCAGCTTCAAGCTGATCGCCAATCTGGTGCGCCGCCGCAACGTCTACGGCAACGGCGACGTGGCTGCGACTCGTCTGACGCAGTTGCTCAACGCCGCAGTGAAGGTCGCCGCCGGCACGCCACCGATCGAGTATGAAGCGGCCCAGTACAACTGGGTGTTGCAGAACCCGGCGTTGGCGGCCCTGACCATCGGTGAGCAACTGGGTAAGGCACGGGTCGCGGACATGCTGAACACCGCCATTCGCGGCGCGGTGGCTGCGATCAGTGGTCACACCGACGCGACCCATGGCAGCGCCACCGAGACCGCAACCTTCCGCACCCTGAACAAGGCGGCGTTCAAGTTCGGCGACCGCGCCAACGCCATCGCGGCCTGGGTGTTCCATTCCAGCGTGGTCAGCGATCTCTACGACAACGCTCTTGCGAACGCCGAGAACCTGTTCACCTACGACGGCGTGAACGTGATGCGCGACCCGTTCGGCCGCCTGTTCGTGGTGACCGACGCCGACTCGCTGATCGTGCCGGCGGGCGCCGACCCCGAGGCCAACCCAGCTTCGTTCCGCTCCCTGGGCCTGGTGCAGAGCTCGGTGCTGGTGACCGGCAACAACGACTTCGACGCCGTTCTGAACCGCACTACCGGCAAGGAGAACCTGGGTTCGGTCTACCAGGCCGAATGGAGCTACAACCTGGGCGTGCTTGGTTACACCTGGAAGACCGGTACGGGCGGCGCTTCGCCGAACGATACCGCGATCGGCACTGCGGCGAACTGGGAGCGCACCGCCACCAGCGTCAAAGACACCGCCGGCGTTCTGGTGCTGAGCAAGTAGCCGCAGAGGGGCCGCCAGGCCCCCTTTTCATGAGGTGGACAATGACCAAGAAGATTCTGTGGTTCGTAGCTGGCCCGGCGACCGCGGACCAGATGGAGTTCGCCCAGCACAATGGGCTGACGATTCGGGATCCGCTCGCCTATCGCCAGGGTGACTTCCTCGAGCAGGCCGATGCGGTGGCAGGCGAGGTACCGCGGGCATACTCGGCGGCCTACGACCTGGTCGAACTGCAAACCATCGGTGCTGCGAAGGCTTCGGGCGGCCAGGACGGCGAGCCGACCCTCGACGAAATTAAGGCTGACCTGAAGACCCTCGGCGTTGCGTTCGATGGGCGTGCAGGCAAGGCTGCGTTGGCGAAACTGCTCGCCGAGGCGAAGGCAGCCCAGGAGCCCTCGCCGTTGAACGACGAGCAGGTGCTGGCGCGTCTCGTTGAACTGGGTGTCGAGGTGCCGGAAGGCGCCACGCCCGATTCGCTGCGCGACCTCCTGAAGGCGACCGAGGAGAAAGCCAATGGCGGTGGTGACTGAGGGTGACAGCGCCAACAGCTACGTCTCCGTCGATCAGGCTACCGAGTATCACGCTCAGCGCGGCAATGCTACCTGGGCGTCGGCCTCCAATGACAGCCGCTCCTCGGCACTGATCAGGGCGACCGACTACATCGACCGCAGCTATCAATTCCGAGGCTCGAAGGTCGGCCCGGACCAGCCGCTGGAGTTTCCACGCACCGGCCTGGCATGGCCGAACCGGAAACTGCAGGCCGCAACGTGCGAACTGGCCCTGCTGGCGCTCGACGGGCCGCTGGACACGGTACAGCAGGCCTCCGCCGTGAAATCCGAGACGGTGGGGCCCCTCACCACGGTCTACGCCGATCCGGTGAACCAGGGGCAGCCGCGCTACGTTGCAGTGGATCGGCTTCTGGAGGCGCTGACCGTCGGCGGCGGCATGTTCAACGTCAGGGTGTCGAGGATGAGCTGATGGCCGATATCTACGACCGTTCCCGGGCGATGGCCATACGCATGCTGGCACCGCGGAGTAAGGGCGGTAAGGGGCTTGAGCTACGCCTGACCAAGTTCGAGCAGGGCGAGTACGACCCGGCGACCGGTGGAAGTCCAACCATCGAGCGCCGCTTCGATGGTTCCGGCATGCGCCAGGACTACGATGTGCGGGTTATCGATGGCTCGCTGATCCAACAGGGTGATGTCGAGATCATCATGTCACCAGTGCAGCTCGGGGGGCAGGACATGCCGGCGCCGAGGAACGGCGACCGTATCGAGTTCGACGGCGAGGCCTTCAAGGTGGTGACTGCGAAAGCCTGGAATTATGCCGGCCTGGACATCGGTTTCGTCGCGCAGGCGAGGAGGTAGCGCATGGCCCGTGGCTCTCGCATGCGTCAACGCTACTCGGGGCGCCAGGGCAGCTTCGCTGCAGCGGTGGCGCAGTTCCGCGACCAAGCCTTGGCTGCCGGCGATGCGATCTACCAGCGGATCATGTTGGACCTGTCCGTCAAGGTGATCGAGAAATCTCCAGTCGGTGACCCGGAGCGGTGGGCCGCGAACGTCGCTTACCGACAGAGGGCGAGCGCCGCGGCGGACCGCTACGACGAGAACGTCGCGATTCGCAACACCCTGATCAACCTGAATCCGAGCAACGTCACCAGGAACGGGAAGCTGCGTCGAGGCGTGAAGCACGCGAAGCCGCTGACCAAGGCGGAGCGTGACCAGAACTTCGACGTCAACGGGATGGTGGCCGGACGCGGGTATGTTGGCGGGCGCTTTCGGGCCAACTGGCAGTTCAGCATTGGCACGGCCGCACAGGGGGAGATTGATGACGTCGACCCGACTGGCAGCAAGACAATTTCTGCAGTGACCGCTGGGGTCCAGCCGCTGAAGCTCGGTGATACCGCCTACCTGGTGAACAACCTGCCGTATGCGGTACCGCTGGAGTACGGGCACTCCAGCCGGGCGCCGGCTGGCATGGTCCGGGTGACCATCGCCGAATTCCAGCAGATTGTGGAGGCCGCCGTCAGGGCGAACCAGGTATGAGTCACGAGATCATTCAGCAACTGTTCGAGGCTCGCCTGGACGTCTGGGCGAAGGCCAAGGGGATCCCGGTCGCGTACCCGAATGTGACGTTCGAACCGACGCCGGGTGCCATCTATCTGCGCTGCTTCACGCTGCCCGGGGGCACGACAAGTAGCGACTTGGGCGGCAACCACCGGGGCTTCACCGGTGTGTTCCAGATCAGCATCGTGGTCCCAGGCGGGCAGGGCACTGGCGTTGCCGCAGACATCATCGCCGAGTTAGGTCAGCAGTTCCCTCTCTACAGCGAGTTGTCTCGCCCCGGTTTCTCAGTGCAGGTGGTGAGCCCCCCAGCGCCGGGACCCTGGATATCGGGGGACATCGCCGATACCAAGCCAGTCTCCATCGGCTATCGCGCCGACATCTTCTGATCGCCCGCATGGGCACACCAGCACCCGCCATGAGCGGGTTTTTTCATTTCCACACGAGGAAAACTCCATGTCCGCAAGCCTCCCCAACGGCGCGCTGCTGGCCATTGCTGCCACCTACGGCCCGGCTATTCCGGTTACCGCTGTCTCCAACGCCAAGCCAGCGGTTGCTACCGCAGATGCTCACGGCCTGCTGGTCGGTGACGTCGTGTCGCTGGTGTCCGGCTGGACCGGCCTGAACGGCCGAGCCGTCAAGGTCGCAGCTTCCACCGAGGACACCTTCTCCCTGGGCAATATCGATACCACGGATGTGATCCGCTACCCGGCCGGTGGCGGCATCGGTTCGGCGAAGAAGGTCCTCACCTGGCAGCAGATCCAGCAGGTGATGAACCCGACCACCTCCGGCGGCGAGCAGCAGTTCGTCCAGTACCAGTACCTCGAGGACGATGACCAGCGCCAGTTGCCTACCTTCCGCAACGCGCAGTCGTTCTCGATGCCGATCGCCGACGACCCCAACTTGCCGCAGTGGGCGGTGATTGATGCAGCGGACCAGAGTAAGGCGCTGCAGGTGATCCGCCTGACGCTGCGCAACGGATCGGAGGTTTTCTACAACGGCTACGTCTCGGTCAGCGACACTCCGACCCTGAACGTCAACGAAATCATGACCCGGACCCTGACCATCGCTCTCGATGGTCGCCCGGTTCGCTACAACCCGGCCCCCTAAGGAACTGTCATGGCGAAGAAGTTCAGCATCGCGCAGGCGCCCACCTTCGAATCCAGTGTGGAGATTCCCCGCCTCGGCGGGGAGTCCATCAAGGTGCCATTCACCTTCAAGTACCTGGATCGTGAAGCGCTGGCCGACCTCTACAGCAGTTGGGGGGAGCGGTTCGAGCGCCTGGTCGAGGAGACTCGCGAGCAGTCTCTGGAAGCGTTCACCACGGCTCAGATCGACCTCCAGGTCGAGCAGGTACAAGCCGTTGTGGCCGGGTGGGGGTTCGACGAGGCGTTCACCGAGGCCAACGTCCGGCTGCTGGTGTCCTCCTTGGTCAGCGTGCCCGAGGCCATCCTCGAGGCCTACCAGAGCGCCTACAGCAGAGGGCGCTTGGGAAACTGAAGCGCGCCGCACAGGAGCTCTATCGGCCTGTAGCCAGCCCCCAGGAGCTGGCGCAGTTCGGATTGTCGCCGGATGACTTCGACGAAAGCGACGAGCAGATGGAACTCTGGCCCTGCAACTGGACGGCTTTCATCGTCTTCGAGGCGATGAGTACCCAGTGGCGGGCCGGCATGTGTGGCGCAACAGGCCTGGACTACACCGCTTTGCCGGTGGTGATGCAGATGTGCGGCGTAGCCGCTGATGAGCAACCCGCGGTATTCGCGGATATCCGGGTGATGGAAGACGCTGCGCTGCGGGCCTTCCGCGAGCAGAGGGAGTCGGGATGAGCAACTTCGCCGAACTGGGCATCAAGGTCGATTCGAGCCCGGCCGCAAAGGCGGTCGAGGACCTCGACAAGCTGGTCGACTCCGCCGATCAGGCCGAACAGGCGATCGACAATCTGTCCGACGCCAGCAAGGGCCTCGAGCAGGCCACCAAGGGAGTGTCGCGCGCGGAGGAGGACGCTGCCCGCAGTGTCGACAAGGCGGCCGGTGCGCGTGAACGCCAGGCTGCTGCCAGCTGGAAGGTATACGACAGTGCCGCTGGCGAGATATCCATCATCAGCCAGTTGGAACGGGCGCTCTCCGGCAACGTCGCCAACATCGACGATCTGATTCGCGCCGAGAGCTTGCTCGAGCGGGCGCGCAAGGCCGGCCTGACCACGCTGCAGGACGAAGCGCAGTATCAGGATCGCCTGGGTGCGGCCTATGACCGGTTGCAGAAGGCGGAAACCAAGGAGGCCGCCGAGAAGCAGCGCCTGGTCGCGGCGCAGAACCGTCAGATCGAAGCGATGCAACGCACGGTCAACAGCATCGATCCGGTGACCGCCGCGTTGGCCAGGCTTGAGAAGCAGGAAGCCGCGTTGCGTGGGCTGCGCGCCGCCGGCGGGCTGGATGACGCCGGATTGGCCGCCGGCCTGGAGAAGATCGCGGCGAAGCGGCGGGACATCGAAGGGACCGGCGGCGCGATCAACAAGCTCGGGCTGACCAGCAAGGAAGCGCGCGAGAATGTGTTGCAGTTGGGTAACGCCCTCTCCACCGGTAACTGGCGGGTCGCCGCCCACAACATCGCCGAGATCGGTGTGAACGCCGGCGGCGCCGCTCGCGGTGTTATCGGCGTCCTGGCCCCGATTGGGCTGCTGGCAGCGGCGATCGGTGGTGTGACTGCGGCGGCGTACCTGGGAAGCAAGGAACAGGGCGAATACAACAAGGCGCTGATCATGACCGGCAACTACGCTGGTACCAGTGCCTCTGGACTGGGCGAAATGGCCCGCCAGGTCAGCAGTACGGTTGGCACGACCGGAGCTGCTGCCGAAGTGCTGGCCACCTTGGCAGGCAAGGGAGACCTGGCCAGCGAAAGCTTTGTCGCCATCACCCAGGCCGCGCTCTCGATGGAGGAGGCAACTGGCCGCGCGGTAGCGGATACCGTCGCCGAGTTCGTGAGGCTGGGAGAGGACCCTGTGAAGGCCTCGAAAGCCCTGAACGAGCAGTACAACTACCTCACCGCATCCGTCTACTCGCAGATCAAGGCGCTGGAGGAGCAGGGGGATCACGCCGGCGCGGTGAAGCTGGCGACTGAGGCCTACGCTGACGCAATCAACCAGCGGACCCCGAAGATTCTGGAGAACCTGGGTTGGATTGAGCGTGCTTGGGATGGAGTCGCACGTGCTGCGAAGCGCGCGTGGGATGATGCCAAGAGCATTGGTCGCCAGGACATCGACTCCCAGATCGCCGACGTGGAGCGGCGCCTTGCCCAGCTCGATCAAGGTGGTTTCGGCCTGGTCGGCAACCGCGACGAGAGCCGGAACCGCCTGCGCGAAGAGCTCGACATGCTCCGCGAGCGGAAGAAGGCGATGGAGGACGATGCCAGAACCGCCGGCGAGCGCGCTCGGGCTGAACAGGCCGCCCAGAATGCTATTGACCGGATCGACGCTCGTTCCAGGGCGGCGCTGTCCAACCAGCAGAAGCGCGCCAAGGAGTTGGAGCAATACAAGAAGGATCTACAGGCGATCCGCGAGGTGAACCCGAATGATGACCGCCTGCAGCAGGCGACCATCGATCGCGAGATTGCCAACATCAACGCCAAGTACAAGGACCAGAAGGGCTCCGCCGGTTCGGTGGACCTACGCGCGGCCAACGCCGCGAAGAACAGCTTGGCCGAGATCACCGCGACCTACCGTAACGCGCAAAAGGAATTGGAGGCATCCCAACGCGCAGGCGTGATCAGCGCGGAAAGTTACGCGCAGCAGCGCATCTCGATCATCCAGCAGGAGCGGGATGAGGTCACCCATGCCTACGAGCGTGAAATCGCAGCGCTGGAGGCTGCCAGGGCGAAGCAAGGAACCTCGGCAGCCCAGCGAATCCAACTCGACCAGAAGATCGCCGACGCCAGGACGGCGCTGGTCAAGGCGCAGCAGGAGGCCGATTCACAGCTTAACCAGATCGAACTCAGCGAGCAGGGGAGGCTTCGGCGACAGGAGCAGTCGGTGCAGCGCTACACGCAGGCGCTGCATGCGCAGGTCGATGCGCTGCGTCTGGAGGGCGAGCGCGCTGCGGCCGGTGTCGGCATGGGTGGACGAGAGCGGTCCCGCTTCGAGCACTTGAACAGTCTCGACGACCGCTACAACCAGCAACTGATGGACCTGGAGAACCAGCGCTCCGATCCCAGTCGGCAGATGTCGGACGAGGAGTACGAGAAACGTCTGGCTGCGCTCAGGAAGGCGCATCAGGACCTGCGAGATACCGTGGTCAGCAACTACGACCAGATGACCGCTGCCCAGTCAGACTGGAGCAAGGGAGCGAGCGGGGCCTGGAACGACTATCTCGAAAGCGCCAGGAATGTCGCTGGACAGACACATGACCTGTTCACCAACGCGTTCCGCGGCATGGAAGACTCAATCGTCAACTTCGCTATGACCGGCAAGCTGTCGTTCGCCGACTTCGCCAAGAGCATCCTGGCCGACATGGCGCGGATTGCAACGCGCGCCGCTGCCTCGCAGGCCCTCTCGTCCCTCTTCGGCGGCTTCTTCGGCGGTGGAAACGCTGCCGCGCAGTCTGGTGTCGACAACCTTGTGAGCAACAGCGGGCTGTTCGCCAACGGTGGCGCGTTCGCCGGTGGCGTGCAGATGTTCGCCACTGGCGGGGCATTCACCAACAGCGTGGTCAGCACGCCAACCGCGTTCGGCATGAGCGGCGGCCGCCTGGGTGTGATGGGCGAAGCGGGGCCAGAGGCAGTGATGCCGCTGACCAGAACCTCATCCGGCGCCCTCGGTGTGCGCGCTATGGGCGGCGGCGGTTCGCAGATCAACGTCGAGGTGAACATTGCCTCGGATGGTTCGGCCAACGTCTCCAGCAGCCAGCCTGGCCTGGACCAGTTCGGTCGCGACATCGGGACGTTCGTCGAGCAGAAATACCGACAACTCCTGGCGCGTGATCTGCGGCGTGACGGTGCGATCGGCCGGGCCATCAACGGGTAGAGCACATGGCAATCGAAACCTTCACTTGGGCCACCGAGAGCGGTGGCGAGGGCGACATAACCTTCGCCACCAGGTCCTCGCAATTCGGTGACGGCTACAAGCAGTTGGTGAGCGAAGGTCTGAACAGCAAGTCCCAGAGCTGGCCGGTGTCCATCACCGGGCCGGCGGCGACCATCAAGGCCGTGATGGACTTCCTGGACCGCCACACCGGAGCGCGTGCATTTCTCTGGACGCCGCCCCTGGGCGACTTGGGCTTCTACACCTGTGCGGGCTACCGGCCCGTCAACCTCGGTGGCCGGGTCTACCGGCTGACCGCGACCTTTGAACAGGCATTCCATCCATGACACTGATCACCGATATCCAGAAGCTGGAGCCGGGCGGCGAGGTCGTGTTGTTCGAGCTTGACGGCAGCGACTTCGGCGCCGACGTGGTCCGGTTCCACGGACACGCTATCCCGCACAGCCCGCAGGAACTGGCTGCCGCCGGCGCCAACGCCGACCAGTTGCCGGCGAAATCGATCTGGTGGCAGGGCCACGAATACGCGGCCTGGCCGGTGCAGATCGAGGGCATCGAGGCCAACAGCGATGGTACTGCGGCGCGGCCGAGCTTCACCGCCGGCAACGTCAATGGCCGGATTACGGCGCTCTGCCTGGCGCTCGAGGACCTGCTCCAGTTCCGCCTCACCATCCGGACGACGCTGGCGAAATATCTGGACGCGGCGAACTTCCCAGGCGGCAATCCCGACGCTGATCCCTCCCAGGAGATCGTCGAAATCTGGTACTTGGACCAGAAAACCAGCGAGGACGGCCAGTACGTGGCTTGGGAACTGGCCTCGCCAGGCGACGTTGGCGGCGAGCAGGTCGGCCGCCAGATGACCACCCTTTGCCACTGGGCGATGACGGGCGGGTACCGCGGGCCCGACTGCGGCTACACCGGCCCGTACTTCGACATCGACGGCAACCCCACCGATGACCCAGCCCGGGACGAGTGTGATGGCTGCCTGGGCACCGGTTGCATCCCGCGCTTCGGGGAAGGCAACCAACTGCCTTTCGGCGGCTTCCCTGCCGTCTCGATCATCGCCAGGAGCTGACCATGCTCAAGCACATCCTGTCTGCCGTGCAGAAGCATACCGCGGCAGAGTATCCGCGCGAGTGCTGCGGACTGATCATCCGTTCTGGCCGGAGCCAGCGATACGTTCCCTGCGAAAACACCGCTGCCGACGCCGGCGAAGAGTTCCGCATCGCACCGGAGGCGTATGCCGAGGCAGAGGACCAGGGCGAGATCGTCGCCGTGGTGCACAGCCATCCCGATGCCACCAGCCGACCGAGTGCCGCAGACGTCGCTATGTGCAACGCCTCGGGCCTGACATGGCACATCCTGAGTTGGCCGGAGGGCGACTTGCGTACCATCGAGCCCGTCGACCAGGTGTCGCTGCTCGGGCGCGCCTTCGTGCATGGGGTGCAGGACTGCTGGCAGGTCTGCTCGGACTGGTACCAGAGGGAGTGGGGCATCGAGTTCCCGCACTTCGAGCGTGCCGATGGCTGGTGGGAGCGGGCAGACGGTCCGAGCCTCTACGAGCAGCAGTTCGAGGCTGCAGGATTCGTCCGGGTGGATCGGCCGCAGCGCGGCGACATGATCGTGATGGCGGTGGGGCGCACCGCGCATCCGAACCACGCCGGGATATACCTGGGGGGCGACCCATCACTACCTGGCGAGGATGCGCAGCACTTCGGTGCCGGGCCTTTCCTGCTGCATCACCTGTACGGGAAACCCTCAGAGATCATCGTGTTCGGCGGGCCATGGCTCGACCGGGCGCGCCTTGTGTTGCGTCATCGGGACGCGAAATGAAGCGGCTTTGCCGCAGGAGGCAATGATGCAAGCAGAACACCAGATTGTTTTGAAGTGCCTGGACTCGATGGCGTTGTCCTTGGCTGACCACGGCCATCACTGGACCACCGAACAGCGCCAGGCATACGAGGCGAGCGTGGCCTACCTCACTTCTGACGGTTGTAAGGAGACTGATTCGTCGGTTTCAGGCTGATCTTTTCCTCTGCGGCTTTGGCGTAGATCGAATCCTCAGACCGTCCCAGCTTGAGGCCTATCACGCGGGTAGGGGTATTTTCCTTCGCTAGCTTCTTGAGCGCATCGACATCGGCCTTCGTCCAGGCCTTCCCTGCATTCTCGGGTTGCTTCGCCATTTGACCTCCCAGGTCGTCGAGCCCCAGTCCATGGGCTTTCCGGCAATGGACCGGGGCGTTTCATTGGAGGCACAACGCTACTACGCCTGGATCCAATCCCGTTACTGGCTTTCCGTCCAGACTGGATGGGTGGACAGTCCCCGAGAGGATAGTGCGGGATCGCCACGCTTTGTCTTAGAATTCGAGCTCTATAGACCTTTCAAGGGAATGATGCCGTGGCTACTAATCACAACGTTACCTGTCCACACTGCATGAATGAAGTGCCGTGGGGCGCTCACGTCTGCAGAGGTTGCCAAGCTGAAGTCCGCTATGGAACACCTCGCGGGGTCGCTGTTTTCTTCTTTATTCTGAGCGTCGTATTCGGTTGGTGGGCTGCTAAAGCGGTTTACGTTTTCATCACTACAAACTCGACCGTGCTCTGGATTGTTTTTGGTGCGGTTTTCCTGGGGTGTGCGCTTGGAGCGAGAAAGGCCTGCAAGCGGTTCTATGACGGCAAGACTGTGTTCCGACGCTTTTACCGAAAGTAGCCAAAACCGACAGCCCAGCCCCGAGCCGGGCTTTTGTTGCTGGCTCGCGCCGCATCCTGACCGTAGTAGATTGCGAGGTGGGGGTAGCCCGGCAGACTGACTCGAACCGCGACACCCGAACCCAGCCATGTGCTGGGTTTTGGTGCTGGCGGTTTGGTACCCTTTGGCCTTTCTCAGGGAGGCTGAAGATGAACCGCACATGGTTCCTGCTCGGAACATTGGTGGTGCTGGCTGGGTGCGGGTCGCCCGAGCAGAATGCTATATGGACAGCTGAAAAGGCTGTAGCAAATATGCTCAAAGATCCAGAGTCTGCAAAGTTCAATGGTAGCTTCTTCATGCCTGACGGCGGTAACGAGCAGCTTAAAAGTGGTCACGTATGTGGTTACGTGAACGCAAAAAATTCTTTTGGTGCATATGTTGGAAACCGAAGGTTTGTGGCTCCGGCGATCGTTGGGCCTGATGTTGTAGATGTCGGAAACGTTACAATCGACGATGGAGATACAAGGTTCGCGATAGGAACAACCGAGACAGTATTTGAAAAAGTATATTGGAACCCAAGCTGTGTGCCGGGATACAAGTCGCAGGTTGTCGAGATATCAGAGGGTGGTGAAATTTCAAAGGTCGAATGGTCTGTGCAAGTTGCCAGTCTTTCTTCTGACGAAAAAGCCGAAAAGCTTAAGGCTGAGCTTGAGAGTAATAAGTTTTCAGTATATACGACTAAGAAGGACGGTATGAATCGTGTGTACGTTGGCCCATTCTCCGATAGATCGTCAGCCTCGAGTGCTAGTTCTGATTTGAGCAAGAGGCTTGGTTTAAATGGGTTTGTTGTTATAAAAAAGTGAATTATAGTTTTTTGTGAAAACCGCCTCCGGGCGGTTTTTTATTACCTGGAGAAACGCATGACCACCGCAGCGCACCACACTCCGATGACCACCATAAAACTCTACGGCGCGCTCCGGCAGTTCGGCCGGGAGTACCGTATGCTCGTCGGGTCGACTGCTGAAGCGATCAAGGCCTTGTGCGTGCAAATTCCAGGCCTCGAGCGCTTCCTCGCCAATGCCCACCTGCGAGGCATGGAGTTCGCTGTATTCCGTGGGAAACGGAACATTTCCGAAGATGAGCTGCAGTTCGGGGGCGCCGAGGAAATTCGCATTGCTCCGGTCATGCGGGGCCGGAAGCGTGGTGGGTTGGTGCAGACGATTGTGGGTGTTGCCCTTATCGTGGCGGCGACCATCATGGCCGGCCCTGGTGGTTTCGCTGCTGCTGGTGGTCTGACTGGGGCGATGGGGACAGCAGGTGTGGCGATGGCGATCGGCGGCGTCATCCAAATGCTCAGCCCCCAAGCACAGGGCCTGAAGCAGAGCGCGGCGCCGGAGAACTTGCCCAGCTACGCCTTCGGCAGCGCCAGAAACACCACCGCCAGCGGGAACCCGGTGCCGATCTGCTACGGGAAGCGCCGCTGGGGTGGGGCGATTATCTCGGCGTCGATCTACGCCGAGGACAAGACGTAGAAAGGCCCCGGTTACGCGGCCCTGAGAAAGCTACATCGTTTTCATCTTCTCCAGTCCCTTTGGTGTTAGGCCTCCGCTATACATGCGGCGATATCGGTATCTGCCGGCCTGCATTCTGGTAGCGTTAATAGTTGATATTCCTTCATCGAAAAGTCTTTTAATAGTTTCTGGGTCGGCCTTTTGCACAAAGTCTGCCCAGCTAATTTCATTGGTATGAAACATTGCTAGAAGTTTCATGTTTTGGCTCAGAGTGTCGGATGACATAAAGATTCCTTTTTTAATGATGGGTCTCGATGTTAGCCCGGCAGGGTTCAGTGTGAAAGCCTCTTGTTTCTATAATGCTGGGGGAATAATGGTTAGCGGCGAAAATCTAAAGCGCCATACTGAAGCGGTAGCGATTTCCGGCCGCAAGGGCGGCAGTAGCAAGCCGAAACAGCCGGTCGAGGCACCCGACAGCCTGCGCTCGGTCGCGATGGCCAAGATCCTGCTCGCCGTGGGCGAGGGCGAGTTCGCCGGCGTTCCGAGCGAGCGCGACATCTACCTCGACAACACCCCGCTGATGGACCCGAGCGGTAACCTGAACTTCCCGAACGTTAAGTGGGAGTGGCGCGCGGGAGCGGTGGACCAGGACTACATCCCGGGCATCCCTGCCGTTGAGAACGAAACCAGTGTCAACGTCGAGTTGCGCAGCGATACGCCTTGGGTGCGCTCGCTGAGCAATACCCAGCTTTCCGCGGTGCGTCTGCGCTTCGCCTGGCCGGCGCTCCAGCAGCAGGACACCAACGGCAACATTGGCGGGTACCGGATCGAATACGCCGTAGATCTGGCCACCGACGGCGGCGCCTATCAGGAGGTACTGCGCGAGGCCGTCGATGGCAAGACCACCACCCGCTACGAGCGCTCCCGCCGAATCGACCTGCCGGCGGCCACCAGTGGCTGGCAGTTGCGCGTGCGGCGCCTGACGCCGAACCAGAACAACAACCGTATCGCCGACACCATGCTGATCGCCGGCTACACCGAGGTGATCGACGCGAAGCTGCGCTACCCGAACACGGCCCTGCTGTATGTCGAGTTCAGCGCAGAGCAGTTCAGCAACATTCCGGCTGTCACAGTCGACTGCCGCGGGCGGAAGGTTCAAGTGCCGAGCAATTACGATCCGGAGACCCGGGCCTACCTCGGCATCTGGGACGGCACGATGAAACAGGCCTGGACCGACAACCCGGTCTGGCACACCTACGACATCGTGACCAGTGATCGTTTCGGTGTGGGTAAACGCATCAAGGCCTGGATGGTCGATCGCTGGGAGATGTACCGGATTTCCCAGTACTGCGACCAGTTGGTGCCGGATGGGAAGGGTGGCCAGGAGCCGCGCCACACCTGCAACCTGAACCTGCAAAGCCGCGCCGGGGCGTGGGAGCTACTGCGCGACCTCACCGCTATCTACCGCGGCATGGCGTACTGGGCCCAGGGCCAACTGAAGATCCAGGCGGATATTCCGCGCGCCACCGACGTCGATTTCGCCTACACCCGGGCCAATGTCATCGACGGCCGCTTCAGCTACGGTTCGGCCAGTGAGCGCACTCGCTACAGCCGTGCCTTGGTCAGCTACGACAATCCGGCGAACAACTACGACACCGACGTGGCTGTGGCCACCGATAAGCGCCTGCAGCGGCGTTACGGCGACAACCCGGTCGAGGTGGCAGCCATTGGCTGCACCCGCGAGAGTGAGGCCCAGCGGCGCGGAAAATGGGCGATCCTGACCAACAGCCAGGATCGCACGGTAACGTTCCGTACCGGTATGGACGGGGCGATTCCGCTGCCGGGATGGGTGATTCCGGTGGCTGACGCGCTGTTGGCTGGACGGGAGATTGGGGGGCGGGTTTCTGCGGTTGCTGGCCGAGTGATCACCTTGGATCGCGATACTCAGGCGAAGGCTGGCGACCGCCTGCTCCTGAACCTGCCCAGTGGTAAGGCTGAGGCGCGAACCGTGCAGTCGATCGCCGGGCGCGCGGTGACCGTGACGACAGCCTACAGCGAGACCCCGCTACCGGAATTGGTCTGGACCCTCGATGCCGACGACCTGGCGGTGCCGCTCTACCGTGTGATGAAAGTCAGCCAGCCGGAGCGGGGTGTCTTCGAGATCACCGCTCTGCAGTACGAGCCCGGGAAGTTCTCAGCGATCGACACTGGTGCCAAGTTGGAGAGCCGGCCGATCAGCGTTATCCCGATCACCACCGTGGCGCCGCCGGCGAGCGTCACGCTGACCTCGCACTACCAGTTCGATCAGGGGTTGGCGGTCAGCACGATGACCATCGCCTGGCCCCCCGTGGAAGGGGCTGTCGCCTACGACGTCGAGTGGAAGAAGGACAGTGGAAACTGGATCCGCCTGCCGCGTGCCGGCACCACCAGCGTCGATGTGACCGGCATCTACGCAGGTGGATATCTGGCACGGGTGCGCGCGGTGTCGGCCTTCGACATCACGTCGGTCTGGAAGAGTTCGATCCTGACCCAACTCAGCGGCAAGACCGGTGCGCCGCCGGCGCTGGCGTTCCTGCGTACCACCAGCGGACCGTGGAAGATCGGCCTGGAGTGGGGATTCCCGGACAGCGGCGCAGCGGACACCGCCTACACCGAGATCCAACAGTCGGTTACCCCGGGCGGCAGCGAACAGAACGCAACTGCCCTGGGCTTGTTTGCGTACCCGACCGACACCCACACGCTGACCTCGCTGGCGGCCGGCGCTCGCCTGGCCTTCCGCGGGCGGCTGATCGACCGGACCGGCAACGTCGGCCCATGGTCGGCCTGGGTCGACGGCATCAGCTCGACGGATGCGAACGAGTACAACGAACTGATCACCAAGGAGTACGTCGAGTCCGCACTGGGCGAGCAGTTCTTCGCCGACATCGATCAGATGCAGATCGACATCAGTGGCCTGCAGGACCAGATCGACAATCTGACCGATGTGCTGGCCTACGACCCGACGAAGGCCTACGCGAAGAACGATATCGTGCGGGTCGGCAACCGGCTGTATCAGGCGAAGCAGGCGGTGCCGCTCAACGCCTCGCCGCCGAACGCGACCTACTGGGCCGACATCGGGCAGTCGATCGAGACGGCCAACGGCCTGGCCCAGCAGGTGGCCACCAACACCGCGGATATCACCGAGCTCGACGGTAAGGTCGAAGCGGCGGCTTCGAGCCTGGATGTTCTGCAGGCTGCCGCCCGCCGGGAGCCGGCGACCGGAGAGAAGGCCGATGCGCTGAAGGGCTGGGACACCATTGCTCGAGCCGCCACCGAAGTCACCGTGCGGGCGAACGAGGACGAAGCGCAGGCGAAGCGGACCAGCCTGTTGGAGGCCAGGACGGCAACTGCAGAAGGGCGCATTACCACCGTTGAGCAGGTGACCGCTAGCGATAGGCAGGCCACCGCTCAGCGCATTGACCAGTTGTCAGCGGAGGTGGGCAGCAACAGCGCGGCAATCCAGACGACGTCCCAGGCAGTGGCCTCTCTGGATGGGAACGTTCAGGCGCTCTACAGCGTGAAGCTCCAGGCGCATGCCAACGGGCAGAAGTATGCGGCGGGATGGCAGCTGGGCTTCGACAGCGGTACGAGCGTGACGACCATGGCGTTCCAGGCTGATCGGTTCCTCTGGTTCAACAGTTCCAGCGGGCAGACCGTGGCGCCGGTCTCGATCGTCGGCGGCCAGATGTTCATCAACAACGCGATGATCCAGGACGGTTCGATCACCAACGCGAAGATCGGCAACGTGATTCAGTCGACTGCACTCGGTGCCAACGGCGAGCCGCTGTGGAAGTTGGATAAGGGCGGCGCGTTCACAATGAACAGCGCAACGTCGGGAGGGTTTATGCGCCAGACGGCAGAGGCAATAAAAGTGTATGACGGAAACTTGGTGCTTCGAGTCCAGATCGGGAATCTTGATGTATGAGTTACGGAATGAGAACGCGTTCAGCCGGTGGCTCAGTGCTCTTTGATAGCAACAATTACTCATTGAGGATGGTCTATCGTCGGGACTTGGGGAGCATCCCTCAGGGACTTTCAGTCACGGTCCCTGGGTTCGACGGTTCTAAAGGTGTCATGTTTGTCGTCTGCAATACGCCGGACTCTAGATCTTGGATTCCTAGGCATACCATTAGCGGCTCGACTATTACGTTTGGTTGGTCCGGGGATGTAACAGTGAATTACACTCTGTATGCGGTGATGTTCTCATGAGTTTCGGTGCGAAGTTTGTTGGGAATGCCGGTCAGGTGATAATTGATCAGGACCACCCTTGTCTGCATCTGGTTGCGTCTGGAACCTACCCAGCCACTAATACCCAGATCATCAACGTCTCATACCCATCCCCGGTGCAGAGCCCGCTCCCGCCGTTTGTTTTCTTTTGCCCCAATGGTTCGCATCACATAACGATGTTCCAACATACTGGTTCGCCTGGGAACTGGACGGGTTTCAGCTTCTACGTGAAGGTGTTTCAAGACACAAGCGGTGTCGTACTGGGAGGGAAGTGGAAGGCATGCGCGGTGTTCATGCCGAAAACTGGCGGATGGGGGATGCAAATATTTGACAATCAGTCGAGAGTGGTATTTGACAGTAATAGGGATCTTGTTCGGTTCATAAGTGGTACCCAGCTGCTGAATTATTACGGCACGAATGGCAATTATCTTGGGTACTACACGTTGCATTCATGGTCAGCGCCGTGGCCGCATGGGACCGATGGGTATTTTCTGGTTAGTCATTTCAATGTACAGGCGCAACCGCCCCAAGGTGATACTGGAGAGTGCTCCATTGGGTTTGTTACTTCGGCCCGAAACACTGTTGTAGCAACTGTTCAAGTCGGCGGACCTGGGCAAGACGCAATACGAACACCTTTCCCATGGCCTCTTCTGGCCATTGCATAGCAGGAGAACTCTATGGCGTGGTACTCAACCGGAACCGTGGCGGTGACCGCAAATAGCCCGACCGTTACCGGTGCCGGCACACAGTTCTCGTCCAATGCCCGGGTCGGCGATGCATTTCGTGGCCCCGATGGTCGCTGGTACGAGGTCACAAACGTCGCCAGTTCGACGGTCATCTCGATCAAGCCCAACTACCAGGGCAGCACGGCCAGCGGCCAGCCCTATGCAGTGGCGCCGATCCTGGGCTACGACAAGGACCTGTCGGATCGATTCAACCTGATCGCCAGCCAGTGGGGAACGACGCTGGCCAGCGTTCAGCCATGGGCGCTATCTCCGACGGGTAGCGAGGCTATGGATTCGATGGGCTTTACCACCATTGGAAAGGCGCTCGCGGTAGCGGGAAGTCCGCAAGCGGGAAGAGCAGCCATAGCAGCGATCGGGCCTGGAGATTATGGATGGGGTGGCAATTTCCCGAATGCGCCTGCGAGTCTCAATGATCTGTCCGTGACAGGTCTGTACTCCACCTCGGCATCAACCACCGGCGTCCCCATCGGCCAAGGAACGGGGCAGGGACAAGGCTACGCCGTGCATTACCAGCATGGAAATGCATCCTTCGCCACCCAGTTGTGGTATCACCTCAACTCCAATCGCAGTTTTGTCCGTACAAAGGTATCCGGCGCATGGCAGGCATGGTCCGAAATCCTGGTTTCCGGAAATGCTCCCGTTGCTGACCTGAATGGGGTGCCATCGTCTGGCTTCTACGGGGTTGCAAACGGGGCAGCGAATACGCCTGGCCTGGCATCCGAAGTGGGCTCCGGATTGCTTTCGACGCAATATGACACTGCCACCGAGTACCAGATCTACCAATACCGGGTAGGCAATCGTCTGTTCGCAAGGAGAAAAGCCGGGGGTACCTGGCAGGCATGGTACGAGCTTTACACCACGGCGAACACGACGCGGGCTACAGATGGAACTCTGCGGGCAGCGTCGCCGGTGGTCCGTATCGCGAACGTCAGCCAGTCCGAACGGCCTGATTTGCAGGAACTGGACTTCGAGCCGGCCGGCGACTGGGCGGTGGCGAACGATGAAGCCCGCGGGGTTGCGGTCCAGCGCCTCGATGTTGGTGTCTACACGGTCTCTGGCAGCCTGGGCCTGGCGAAAGAGGGGTGGCGGGTGATCGATCCTGCGTCGCCCGACGGTGGTCGCCCACTCGGCATCACCGATAGCGACCAGGCTGAGGATGGGACGGTCACAATCCGTCTCTACAAGCAGCGCTGGACACTCAGTGACGACGGAGAAATGGTGCTCGGGAAGGGCGCCCCGCTGGATGTCCCGCTCAACAGTTGGATCGATGTCCGATTGTCGATGCCGGCTCCGCCTGACTCACTTTCCGAGACTGAATGACCGGCCCGCCTCGCGCGGGCCTTTTTGTACTTGGGTAGCCGGAGATCAAGGCCAGGAAACCTCTGCCGGATCAGCTACTAGCCTGACAACACCTATCGACGAACGAAAGCCCGCCTTGCGCGGGCTTCGTCGTTTCTGGAGCTCACATGCCCATCACTGAGCAGCAGCTGATGCAGATATTTCCTCACGCCGGTCCTCGCGTCGGCGTTTTTGTTGGTGCGCTGAACCGCGGGATGACGCGGTTCGGTATCACGTCGCCGGTGCGTGCGGCGGCTTTCCTGGCGCAGATCGGGCACGAGAGCGCCCAACTGACCCACCTGGTGGAGAACCTCAACTACAGCGCCCGTGGCCTGGCTGCGACCTGGCCGAGCCGATACCTCGGCGCCGACGGCCAGCCCAACGCTCTGGCGCAGCGCCTGGCGCGCAACCCTCGGGCCATCGCCAACAACGCCTACGCCTCGCGCAACGGCAATGGCGACGAGGCGTCGGGCGACGGCTGGCGTTTCCGCGGGCGCGGGCTGCTACAGATCACCGGCCGGTCGAATTACCGCGCCGCCGGCGCCGGCCTCGGCCTGCCGCTGGAGGCTGAGCCCGAGTTGCTGGAGCAGCCCGAGCACGCGGCCAGGTCGAGCGCCTGGTGGTGGGCGGCGCATGGGCTCAACGGCCTGGCCGATTCGGGCAGGTTTGCACTTATTACCCGGACGATTAACGGCGGCATGAACGGCCAGGCCGAGCGCTTAGAGCTGTGGGAGCGCGCCAAGGCGGTGCTGTCGTGATCTCGGCCCGTGCTTTCTCGGTCGCGCTGGCCTGCCTGCTGCTGGTCGGCCTCGGCGCCGTTGGCGGTGTTTGGATCGGCGCGCGGCACTACCGGCCGCAGCTCGATGCTGCCCTGGCGGATCTGATTGCCTGCCGCGCCGCCCAGGGAGAGTTGGAGGCCGCAGTGGCGGAGCAGAGCAGGCAGGTCGTCGCGCTGCGTCAGGCTGGTGAGCGGCGCGCGAGGGACGCCGCCCAAGCGGTTGAGCAGGGACGACAGCAGGCCGCCGAGCAGTATACCGCGGCACAGCGCCTGCTGAGTCAGCGAAGCGCCGGTGAGGAGTGTGCGGCTGCCTCGTCGGTGATCGATCAGGAGTTGGGTCTATGAGGGTGGTGCTGATGCTCGTGGTGGTTGCGCTGGCGGGATGCGCCGGCCAGGTGGAGCCTGAGCCGCGCACGGTGCGCGTAGATGTGCCGGTGGCGGTGCCTTGCCGAGTGCCGGCGGTGGAGGTGCCGGCCTGGGCAACCGCTGGGCTGAAGAAGAGCGACGATATCCAGACCAAGGTCCGCGCGCTGCTCGCCGAACGCTTGCAGCGGATCGGTTACGAGGCGCAGCTCCTGGCTGCGAACCAGGCCTGCCAGGATTAGGAGTAGACTACGGCCTTTTCCTACGAGGGCAGGGCATGCTGGTCATTCGATTCAAGGGCTGGTCGGTGAAACTCGACCACCAGGTGGGCAGCGCTGGGAAACATGGCATCTGGTCGTTCCACGGCTCGGAGAGCAGCTACGTCCCGGACATGCAGACGATTCTCCGGCATGCAGCGATCAAGCCGGCGGAGCCGAAGGAGGGCGCCGAGGTCGAGGTGCTCATCTGTGATTCGCGTATGCCGCAGGACGAATGGCGGGCGGTAGGGACCGGCGTCGCGGCTTATGAGGCCGAGCGCTGAAAGTCAGGCCCACCGCCAAGGCCTGAAGTCATCAGGGATCTGCTCGACAAGCAACAGCGTGCCGCCGGCGTCGAGTTCGATCAGCAGGCCGCGCACGACGCCGGCGCGCTCAAGCGCCTGTCCCAGGCGCAGATAGATCTGCCCGTCCAGTGGATCCTGGCTGATGTAGCCCAGCCGCTGCCGTCCCGGTGCCGGAGCATGGTAAATGCCTTCGCTGTCCACCGTCCCGACAGCACGGCCGCCGTCGAGCACGTCGTAGCAGCAGTCCGCGCAGTAGTGCGTCTCGCGCGTTATGCCGTGCTCGATCGCCCAGGAGTACATGCCGAGCGCGTCGGTGACCATATCGTGCCTGTCTTGCAGGCCCACGATTCCGCACTGGTAGAGTTCGTTTGCCTCGCCCACCAGGTACAGGTACTGCTCATCCGCGGCGTACAGCCAGGCGGCATGCTGCCGTATCGCGGCGAGCCATTGGGTGACGCGCTGGTGGTGGCAATGCCTGGGGTCGGAGTAGGACAT